ATAAATAAATAATATGAAATACTGGTACATTAACGAAATGCAAAGCCTTCCAAAAGATGGCGATTTAGATAACTTTGTTATTTGCATACATTGGAATCGCTTAGCAAAAGAAACAATCAACGACAAAGAGTACTTTGCTTCGGTATATGGTAGCCAATCCTTCTCAAAGGATGACGTTACTAACTTTATACCTTACGAGGACTTAACCTATGAAATCGTATGTGGTTGGTTGGATTCTACAATTAATGTAGAGGCTTTAGACCTAAACTTAGATGCTCAAATAGAGAATCAAGTTAACCCACCGATTGTGGTATTGCCTTTACCTTTTACGAATCCGTAATGAAACACCTTAAAGACTACGCTTTAATCGTTTTAACAGCTTTTGTAGCAGTATTTTGTTACAGGAGCTGTAATGGCATTAAGGATATTCAAGTGGTAGAATCTATAGTTCATGATACGATTACACAAAAAATTACAGCCACCAGGTGGAAACAAGGAAAAGATATTCCTTATGTTATAATAGCTACTGATACTGTACATGATTCTGTACGTTTTTTGGTACATGATACCGTACAAATCTTAACGGATTATATGCGTACTTATGCCTATTCTGACACCATTAACGTAGATTCTAATACCTTTGTCATCAACGACACTATAAGCCAAAATAAGATCCAATCAAGGGGATTTGAGGCTAAAATAACCGAAAAAACCATACTTACCACCATAACTAAGACACCTAAAGCTAAGAATAGTCTTTATTTGGGCTTTAGAGGCGATTTAAGCGGTTCTAATGGCTTAGAAGTACTAAGTCCTGGAATCGTACTTAATGCCAAAAATAAGGCTCTAATAGGGCTTAATGTAAATATTAATAAAAACTTTAATATAGGCTACTCAGGTAGCTTGTATTTCAAAATAGGTAAAAAGTAAGTAAATGGCAGCTAAAAAAGACGTTAATGTAAGTGCTAATCCTCTACCGATTAGCTTTTCTCAGTTTAGTAAAGACCCAATCAAAGGGACTATGTTCCTAGTTATCATAGGCATTACAGTCCTTTATGTAGACATTAGGGGTAATTTCAACAATCAGATTAACTCTCAAGACGCTAGGATTACTAACCTTGAGTATAAGGATAGCCTAAAGACTCAGGCTTTAATTGAGTGTAAAACAGCATTAAGTTCTACTACAACTAAGCTTGAAACCTTAGGTGATATGGGAGCTATTAAATCATCAGTTAAATAAAAGGCAATGAAATCGTTTCTTTTGATATTTGGTTTTTTAACAGTTACAGCAACCACTATAAATGTTACAGCTAAAAAGGAAGATAAATCCGCAACTGAAGATAAGGAGTTCGAGCAATTTATGGCTGATTTTAACAATACTCTAAATAAGAATAAGGCTGTTCAGGTTAAAGCAGATCAGGCTAAGGAAGCTATAGTAACGTCTACTATTAGCAAGTTTGTTGAGATTAAGAAAGAGATAACAACATTAAAAACCGAACTAAATGAAGTTAAGCAGACTTTGGATAGTGTTAATGCTGATAGTAATACCAGCTTTATGTTACTGCCAATATCCCATTACAAAGAAAATTAAAGGTGATTCTGTTGTCATAATGACCATAGGTCAGGCAGATACCATCAATAAACTATACAAGTCCTATAACGATACAATAATCGCTTATAAGGATTCGTTATTACTTAAAAACAATTTATATGTTACAACAAATAGTAAACTACGCAGTAAAGAAGATTCAGTCAATATTTACAGATATTATATCCAAAATATTAAATCTAGCTCAGGAATTGATCCAGAGTTTAAAGAAAAGTTTGAACAAGAACAAGGAATAAATAGACTATGGACATTAATATTGTTTGTAGCATTAGCATTAATAAAAATTAAATAATATGAAGCAGTTTTTCCAAGAAGATAATGGTAGATTTAGCATGAAGCGTTTATGTGGTTTGTTATGTGTTTTAGCGTTATGTATTACAATGTATCATAACCAATTTAGTGAGCAACATTTTGCTCCAAGTTCAATTCTTGTAGAATCAGTAGCTTTGTTAGCATTCGGTTGCTTAGGATTAACATCAGTAGAAAAGATATTTAAGAAAAATGACTAATTACGAAAAAAGAGTAATGATAATGGCAGGTACTTTGTGGCTGATTCTTATCGTTTACTTCTTTGCTAAAATGATATAGAATGAAATTAACAGCACACTTTGCATTAGCAGAATTTACTAGAAGTGAATCAGCTAAAAGACATGGAGTATCTAACGAACCAACTCCTGAGCATTTACAGAATCTTATTACTCTATGTGAGAAAGTATTAGAACCAATCAGAATGAAATTTGGTCCTATTAATATTTCTAGTGGCTACAGGTCTAAGACTCTGAACCATTACATTGGAGGTAGTTTAAATTCACAACATTGTGAGGCTAAAGCGGCAGATATAGATATGGATGGCATGGGTGGTCCAACCAACAAAGAGATTTTTGACTTCATTAAAGATACGCTTGAATTTGATCAGCTAATTTATGAGTTTGGTACGCCAACTAATCCTGATTGGGTTCATGTAAGTTATAATGCTGGTAAGAATAGAAAGCAAGTGTTGAGAGCACTAAAGGTAAACGGCAAAACAGTCTACGCACCTTACAAATAAACCAAACCAAAACCACATATAATGAGCAAGAAAAATGTCCTAGTAATAGGCGACACTCATGAACCATTCTGTCATCCAGGCTATAAAGCTTTTTGCTATGAAGTAGCGAATAAGTTTCAATGTTCTGAGGTAGTACATATTGGCGATGAGGTAGACAACCACGCTATCAGTTACCATGAATCTAAACCTGACGGACATGGAGCAGGTAGAGAAGCTGACTTAGCACAAGCAGCTATGTACAAATGGTATAAGACCTTCCCTAATGTTAAAGTATGTATTGGTAACCACTCAGCCCTTCATAAAAGAAAGGCTCAAACAAGCGGTTTACCAGAACGATTTATTAAATCCTATGAACAAGCTTGGGATGCCCCTAAAGGCTGGAAATGGGCTTTAGAATGGGAAATAGATGGTGTTTTATACACTCATGGTACAGGATCATCAGGACAAGCAGGTGCAATTAATAGAGCAAGAGATTGTAGGCAATCAACCGTAATAGGTCATATTCACTCCTTTGGAGGGGTTTTGTACTCTTCTAGTGACAAGGATATGATATTCGGTATGAATGTAGGCTGTGGTATCGATATAGATGCCTATGCTATGGAATATTCACGACCTTTCCCCAAAAGACCAACATTAGGCTGTGGAGTTGTTCTAGATGGCGGAAGAGTTGCTATATTTGTTCCAATGCCACTAGGCAGTAAAATTATCAGGTTACCTAAGAAGTAACTATAGTTTAGTAAATATAAGAAAGTGTGTATTACATTGGTATTCAATGCGGTATGCACTTTTTATTTCAATATCAATTAAATCGTAAATTTGTATGAACAGAGAAGTAGACGTTAAGATTAACCAATTAATGAAAGAGAAAGCTAATTTAGAGGCTAGATTAGATTTAATTGCTAGAGAATTAAGACTTACAGTATTAAAAAATAGTATCACAAATGTTAATGCACATCATACAACTGACCGAAGAGGAAGATGAAAGCTACGATTTCCAAGATAATTCTGAGGAATCAGATGCTTATATCAACATCTATCAGGTGGCGAGTGTAACGGCTGATGAGGAAGATACGGATAGGTGTTTTGTATATATGGCTAATGAAGATTACTTCTATGTAAACGAATCAGTAGATAGTTTCATTACGAGGTATCAAGCCATTCTTTATGGATCAGTATTGACTAAGTTTTATGACACTAGAAATAGTCATAATTAAAATAGCTCTCATGTGTGGTGTGTGATTGTGTGTATGTTTTGGTTAACCCTCAGGTAAAATCTGGGGGTTTTTTATAAACTATTGTTGTACCTAAATTATAATAATGTGCTTTTTGTTGCACTTTTATATATAATTGTAACAAAAATGCACTCAATATGTTACATAAAGTGTTATTAAAAGCACTTTATTGTGAAAAAGTCACAAAAATTCAACATTAAGTGACAAAAAGGGAAGCCCCACCGTAGAAACGACAGGGCTTTAGCTTTAACTATTAAACTACAAACAAAACATACTACTTTTTGTTATACATATTAGCACCATAGGCAATAGTCACCAAGACTGCTATAACGTATAAACTTCTCTCATACCATGCCCAAACTAAAGGGTTGTACTTATTAATAATAAAAGCGAATGGCAGATACAAACCTACTAATAAAAGTGATAAGTTGATTAAAATGTCCTTATATATTTTCATGTCCATAGATTAAAACGGAAGTTTTTTATCCGTTGGTTTATAATCACCTGCTTTGAATGTATCCATTTCGCAATAGAAATCACTTTGTTCAGGTCCTGCGTTCTTTTTGTCTTTGATTAGGATAGAACACCATCCTTTGTTTGTTGCTGCGAACTCATTTAGTTTCTTTAAGTCCTCTGGACCGAATGATACTTTTCTGAATGATCCATAAGCTGATCTAAGTGTGAAACATCTTCCTAAGAAGTTTTCTTTTTGTGTTGCCATGATATTTGTTTTGGTTTATAAACTATTTTTTAATCCTTCCTTGAATTTCTCTAAGTAAAGTACAGCGTCCATAAGTTCTTGCTGTAAATGCTCGGCCCATTCTTTTGTGTTTAAGTCAGTCCTATCTAAGTTAGTTCCGTATTTAGTAAAGCCAATGTTAGCTCTGTCTTTATACTTGCTAATCACAGATTCGACTATACTATCTAACTTATTCTCCATTTGCTTTATATTTTCTTACTTGCTCTTTAAGTTGAGCTCTCCATTTGATGTCTACTGTACCATCGTTTAAGATGTCTTCTACTAACTTAATAGTTTCAGCAGTTACAAATCCATTCTCTTTAGGTACTACTGTAACCTTAACTTCTTTTTTTGTAGTCTTAGTTACGTTTTCCGCTTTGTTTTCTAATTCTTGCTTTTCCATAATTGTTGTTTTATCTACCTTGTTGGCGGTAGGGTTTTACATTTTTGTCTTTAGGTCCACTTCTTTTCTTCGCTTTACCCAAGCGTCTCTTCCCGAAATTCACCTTTGTACTCGTCCCAAGTGCTGATTTTGCTTTCGCCATTGTCTAAAAATATTGTTAAATTAATTGTTCCGTCTGATACCTGTTGACATACTACTGATGTTCCACCACACATACCTAAGTGCGTTAAGAACTCTATTTGTGATACACTTAAACGATCACCTATAGCTTTAATCTCACAAGCAATGAACTGACCATAGTTCTTATGGTAACCAATGATGTCAGGCACTCCTTTCTTACCAATGAAAGACCTTCCTTTGACTGCTAGGTTGTTATTCCTCCATACTTCATAACCTAAACTATCTAAATATTCTAGCATCATCTTGGTTAAGTCACTTGCTGTTTTGTATGTCATATAAACGAAATTACATTAATTAATCGAAACGTATCATCTCTTGAGTAGGTACTTTTATATATCTTATCCCCTCGACTATCTTAGTTTTACCCCATTTAAAGTATCTTCTTGCCTTGATTCTAAGCATCTCAGCTCTGATAAAGTAGATTCTGTCTTTAAGGTCAAAGTTGATAGCAAAGAACTCTACTCTTGTATCTGCTATGCCACTAGGTTGACCATTATTTTCATATTCAAGCCACATATACTTCTGCTTTAAGGCTTTTGGCTGTTGGATAACTATAACTTTTGTGTTCCTAGCAAACAATAACAATGCCTGGTAAGTGCCATCAGCAGCTTTAGCTTGTTCTATGTCGAACTTACGAGTATTCTTATAGTTTCTATTTAAGTCCACTTCTTCTAGGTAGTTTTAATTTCTTAACGTAAAAGTATAGTGTTCTAGTTCCCATACCGACACCTACTGCTACATCAGTAATGTCATTAAATCTAGCAGTGTCATACCATGCTTTAGTAATGATACGTTCTTTCATGTTCTCTATGTTAAGGTCTTCGCCTTCTACATATTCTACATCAGAGGGTTTTTGTTTTAGTGCTTTCATTTATGCGTATTTTAATGGTGTTTTATTTTTTCTATGACCTTGTAGCATACTTCTTAATGTAGAATATTTCATATTTATAGAATTAGACGCATCAGATACACAATCATAAAATACCCCATTGTTTAAATTAATTACAATCTTATTGGCTGATTCATAAAATCCTTTCATTAGCCCATTGCTATATGCGTGTTGCATATTTTCTTCTCTAGTAGCCCATTCTAAGTTTTCAAGCCTATTATCTGACTTTATTCCATTTATATGATTTACCTGAGGCTTATTAAATGTGTTTGGTAAATAAGTTTTTGCTACTAATCTATGAATGCTTATTATCTTTTTACCATTGGCATTAGTTAATCCAACTCTATAATAACCATATTTACTTAAACTAGGTTTCATAAATATTTGCTTTATTTTACTATACACTTTACCATCTTCTGATATTTGATAGTTTTCGTAATCTTTTATGTCTTTCATTTTTTATAATTTATAATCTTCGAATGTTGTTGTTTCACCTATGAACCTTACTGCCATGTTTTTTGTAGGTCCATGTCTATTCTTTTCAACTTTTACTATTACAAGGTCTTTAGGATCATATTCTCTTCCATCAATCTCGACTGGCTCAGTCATATCATAATAACCAGGACGCATTAACATTATAACTATATCGCTATCTTGTTCAATACTACCTGATTCTCTAAGATCAGACAACATTGGTAGCTTGTCAGCTCTCTCTTCAACTTTACGACTTAACTGCGATAAGGCGATAAT